CTACCATGATAATCCTCCTTGTCTATATAAACATTATAGCATAGATTAATTTTAATAAAAAAAGAAAAAGACATTAATTGTCTTTACCTTCTATTTTTTTGAAATGTCGATAGCTATACAGTAGCTATCAAGTAGAGTATCATTCATAGTTTTAGCCAATTTTTGATAAAAAATTTCAAAATGCCAGTAGACATACAGTAGCTATACAGTAGATAGCAAGTTAGAAATGTGTCAAAAATATGTCAAAAATAAATTTGATTGCTTTTTTGCAATTATTATCCCTATATATTATAAGGATAGAGAAAATTAAAAACCAAACAAAAAAATTGCCTACCCAAATGAGAGTAGGTTTTTTATGTACATTAAAACTATGAGCCATGGTCATAAGCGGAGAATTTATAATCTATTCCTAATATATGAAATACTAATTGACAACTATCACTTTTACATCCAATTAGGCGATACTTATCTCCACCGAATCTAACTATCCATAACTTCGTATCTTTAGCCAATTTTAAATCATTCTTTGGATCATGTGCTTTAAAGTAAATATCCGAATAAGGTATTGTCTCTATACCACCTTGCCCCTTAGCTTTTTTTCTTGTGTTCTCCCAGCCTTCATTGCTCAATTTGCTTAAACAAGTATGAAAATCATCTATAATACTTATATTTTGTCGAGCATTTTTATTTTTTTTCAAACCTTCTAAACTAAATTCTTTTTGAGTAGTAATATATTTAAAAGAGAATAATATTGTATCATTGTATTTTTGCTTAAAAGCACATTTAATTCTAACATCTTGTTTAGATACCTTATTATCATCTTTTTTCCTTTTAGCTTTTTAATCATTAGTCAGTAACATATGTTTTTTCAAAATAATCTTTTATTAAAGGTAAAGGAATCACATCATTTCTTTGCGTTTTTAACCAAGGATCTTCTTGATGAGTCATATTTCTTAATCCCCACGCAGAATATTTGCCAAAAATATCATATACCTCTTCTAAAATAGCTACTGTATTATCGTCAATAGAATCATCATAATCCCCTTGATATTCTATTCCATTTGAACCATTATTTTTATATTCATGATAAATTTCTTCTACAACAGGTCCATGAGCCCAATTTACAATTTGCTCATTGAATAATGGTTCATTCTTTAATGCTAAATAGCATCCTTGAGCATAATACAATAATTTTTGCAATTTTAAATTGGATATTAAATCAGCATCTTCTTCTTCTAGAATTTTATCATTGTACCACAAAACCATTTTGCTACTGTTAAAGCAGAATATTTCCCTTTCATAATCATCTTCCTCCATACAAACAAGTCACATTAATGTAAAGTTATTCACATTTTCAACGTTATTATAGCAACGTTATTCACAATTTGGCAACATTTTTTCTCATTTAGAAACCTTTTAAACTCCTTTATAACACTTTATATTACTTTAAATTACTCTATTTTATTTATATGTCATATTTTATAAAAAAATACATCAAAATAAAAAAAGACCTGCCATTATAAGCAGGTCAAATGTAAAATATTCAGTTGTGTTGACGTTGAATTATTATACTAAAATAAATAGTTATAATACATATAATATTTTACTACTTAATTATACATCATTTAAAAGCAAAAAGTGAAACAATGTTTTTAGACATCATTTCACTTCATTTATTGAATAGTGAAAAATAAAAACATTCACTAAACCCTAACCATAATCATTATATCATTTGAATGATTAACATCCAATTAATTTTAAAATTGTCTTTCTTCCTGCAACACCATCAACGTTTAATCCTCTATCTCTTTGAAATTGTTTTACAGCTTTTTCTAAACCATCACCGAAAATACCTGGGCATTCAACACCATTTACATTATAGCCACGGCACATTAAAGCAATTTCTACAGCGGTAACAAGATATTGCTTTTCACCTTTTTTGACATAATGTTCATCTAAAGCTGCTTTACTATTTTTACCAAAAGCACCATCTACAGCTAATTTTTTTCCATAATCAAGATTTATCGCATGTTGGAAACAACGTGCAACATTTGCTAATGTTTTTGTTCCGCAAATACCATCAGTTGAAATAGTATGACCTGTGAAGTTAATCGAATGTTGTTGTCCTCTGGAAACAATTGAATCTTTATTAGGATTTACTGCGGGTGCAGGAACAGTAGTTGCTGTTGAAGTTCCTAGATTTCCAACTGTTGAATTAACGATATTATTTTTAAAGTTTTGCCAAATGGCATCATCTAATAAACCATTACAATTAGGACATAATTTCCCGTTGACATCATAGTGACGATAAACACGATCAATAGTAATATTGTATTTACTCATTAAAGCTCTTGCTAATGCATAGGTATTTGCTAATGTTTCATCACAAATATGAACTGTGCCATCCTTATGATTGTCGCACATTTCAATTGAAATTGAGTTTGTATTTGTGATTACTTTATACATTGGATGATGATTTGATTGACATTTACCACCAACAGCATAAGCGACATAATCATCTGGAACTGATTGAGTAACTGAATTATCATCTACAAAATAATGACTGGATGCTTTAACTACATTATTTGCAAAGTATTTTCCATTTGCTTCATCACTATCTCCATCATTACTTGTATAATGAATAACTAAATATTTGATTTTAGAAGTATCTCTTTTACTTCCATAATTAGCTTGATTTGCTAAATTTTGTTTTAATTCATATGACATATTACATTACCTCCCTAATTTTCTTTAACGTGTTCTTCAATATGTGGGATTTCATATAAATTGCAAATAGTATTTTCAGCAATACATCCTCTATATTTGTCCCATTCCTTGCAAAAATAAACAAAATCCGCTTGACCTAATAATTTGATACTTTCTCCTAAAAACCATAAAGATGTTGCATCATGTGGTGCATCTTCAAAGAAAGATTGAATTTCTTCAATTTCTTCATTAGGATATAAAGCTTTAATTTCATCTAAAGCTCTTTTTCTTTCTGTTTTAATTTGTTCATTTGTTTTGTCTCTCATTGGTTGACTAATAAATACTCTAATCATTATTATTCTCCTCCTATTCTGCAAAAGTCCAATCTTCTGATAACATATCACTTTGACTCGCTAACCATCCTAGCTGTACGCCACTTGTCCCATGGAAAGCAATTGCTTTGTTACCCATATCTACGTGATCTACATTAATAACTTCATCATTAGGTGTTTTGAATGATACATTTGTAGCAAGTTCAATGTATTGGTCTTTCCCATTCCATCCTTTGCGTTTTACTTTCATTCCACGTTTTAGATATTTGATTGCTTCGTCAAATCCAAAAGTGGCCATGCCTCCTAATTCAGGACAATTTTCTTCATCAGCAAGAACCCATCCATCATCAAGAATATTTGATAAAGTATAGATAACTCTTTCAGTTTCTCTAATATCCATTTCTTTGCCATCTTTGGTATGCATGATTACTGTTTTCTTTTCATCATCCCAATACCAATAACCACCCCATGAAGGAAGCTTAATTTTTGCTCCATTTTTCATTAATTCAAAAGCTTCTTTAAATTTCATTTTTATAATCTCCTTTGTTCATAAATTAGTTTTTTTACTGTTTCAAGACTGTTTAACAACCATTTTTTGCAATTTTTGGTTGTTAATCATAATAAAAGAGAGCTATTCGCTCTCTTCATCATCCTTATTTAATTGTTCTAAAGCATTTCTAATCTTGTTTGGAATAGGAATACCAATATTTCCAACATTTTCTAATAATGAAATACCCTCATTCGCAATATAGAAATAACAAACAAGTGTTCTGAATACCCATGTGCCAGTTCCTAAAATACGATCAAGCATAACTCCTATAATTAAAACAACTAGAATCATACACTTTTTAACAAGCCCTTTAAATCCTACTTCACTACTTAATTGACCTATTAAATATGCATGCAGTACACCAGTTAAATAATCTAAAACCATAAACACAATTAAAACTTGTAATGCTAAATCCCAACTTCCAAATAAGTACGTAAAAAAAGTAGCAAGTACCGCTACTATTGCATTAAAATATTTTTCCATAATTTTCATATTCCTCACCTTTTTATTCTTCCAACATATATTCAATAGACATAAGTTCTCTTGGAGATAAATCAGCTTTTTCAACATCATCAAGAGATAGCTTTTTAATATCTACTTTAACTTCTTCATTTTGAAGTTTTTTAATTTCTTTTTCTAAAGCTTCTAATTTATCAGATGGAACATCGTATTGGTTAGTGTCTTTATCAATGATTGGTTTACCGTTTTCATCTTTATTAGCGAATTCTTCTAATAATTTCGTACGAACATCATCAAATACTTTAACTTCGCCTTCAATAGCTTTGATGTTTTTACCAATACGAAAAGCCACAACACTAGACATTCCATGAGCATTATTTAATTTGTTAAGAGCTTCCATGCTGTCTAAAATATCTTTAATTACCATTTGAGACATCTCCTAACATTTTTTCTTGTTGCTCAAATGCACTATCTTCAAACTCAGCTTCAATTCTTCGAATCTCAACTTTATTTGCTTTGTAAAGTTCCATACTTTGAATATAATCTGTACTGAACGAAATATTATTCGTATTAGAATCAATAGTAGCTGATAATGTTTTGATTAAGTTATCATCCACATAAATTTCTTTTCTCATTGTGAGATTTTTAGTTTCTTTAACTGTTAAAGCCATTCTAGTTTCCTCCTATAATCTTTTCTAGTTTTTCTATTTTGATTTGTTGTTCTTGAACCAAAGCTACTAATGGAGCAAGTAATTCTTCATACTTCATACCCCATCTTAAATATTTGTCATCTATTTTTTCGCCATAATAAGGTTCCTCAATATCAGAATCTTCTCGAATCTTCCATGCTTCTACTAATGACAAATCTCCAAGTTCAAGATTGTTAATTAATTTATAAACAGGTTGAGCTCCAAATCCCATATGAATTCTTTTACCGCTCGCACCTTTAGCGTTTAATCGATAAGCAATCGGTTTAAGCCCCATGATAAAGTCTCTCGCTTTGAAATCGTAATCATCAATAACATCTTTTTGTTTCATATCGGATGTTGAAACACTTCCGCTTGTTGAATATACGGTCGACCATCTACAATTTGATGTTCCTAGATTAGCAGATCCATCGGAACCTGGGCGGAATGAATTCATACCATTTGAATGCAGTATGAAATGGTATTCGCAACCCCATCCACTTCTGTACTTATTGTACACATTCAATCTTAATCGTGCATTACCATTATCATAGCTATCCCAAAATTGACCTAAACTATTATCAGTGTAATTTGTCTGAAGAAGTTTCGGTAAAACGTACCCATCGATACGAGCATGCCCGCCCTTCAGTCTGATTTCTCCTCCAGCTTCGTTAATTATATAAAAATTCGTTGTCTTATTATGACCAATCCATCCTTGTCGAGTTCCATTTTGCTTATTATACCAACCAACCCAGTCACCACCTGAAAAATATTGTTTGCCAAACCATCCGTTATCTGATACGAGCAACGTATCGGTACCAATTGATCCGCCAAAAATAGTAGTGACTCCATAATTATTGCTAGATGCTATAATTTCATGACCTTTTATACTTGTATATCCGCCTTTATTAATATCATGTTTAATCGTTAAGAATCCACCTCTAATAATACTCGTACCAATACACCCAGATAAGTCATTACCGTCCTCGGCGCTTTGTGAGTGTATAGTATAATCAGATTTGACTTTAAAATATCCTGTATCATATATCTCTGTTGTATTCAACACATAGCACCTGTTCGCATCGGTGCTAGATACAGGGTCTCCTGTTTGATGATGTACGATAGATTCTTTACTTGTGTAAAGACGACCAGATTCAATATTAATACCAGCAATTGTTCCGCTAGTAGCTGTAATTCTACCAGTTAATTCAGCTGAAGTCGCTTTTAGATTACCAGCCGAGTCTACAATGAACTTGTTATTAATATTGATAGATCCAGCTGTAATTGAACCAAGATTGGCAGATAACGAGCTTAAAGTATTTACGCTTATTTTTTCAGCAGCAATTGAGCCAGTATAAATTTTAGCACCGTTAATAAGAGTTTTGTCATTTGCTGAACACCATGAAGAAAGTAAGGTGTTTACTGAATCTGCCTTAGATATTGCATTTGAGGCATTAGTTGAAGCATTAGTGATTTTCGATTGTATATCGCTATTTAATCCGCTAAAGGTAACTAGTCCATTAAGGTTAATGTGATTAGCGACTAATGTTGCAGTACGATCCGTTAAAGTGAAATCAGTAGCGGATGTACCAGATTTAACCAACCAGTTAAACTTATCCGCAGCTTGAGTTGCTTTGGTAATAGCTTCATTAGATACAGAGTCAATTGTATCAACTCTAGATACAATGCTGTCGATTTTATCGGATTCGATTTTGATTGCAGCATCAGTTTCAATCTTAGAGTAATAATTATTTTTTAACTGATCACCAACTTCATCAACTTTTTGAGCAGTCAACGAAATACTTTTCGCATTTTGGTTAATGTTTGTTTCAGCAGTTTCAATTCGTTTTGTCAAGGCCGCAACCGTTTCCTGAGCCTTTTGTGCGGTTGACTTTGCAATCTCAGCTGCGGTAGATGCACCTTCAGCTTTTGTCTTTGCATCATCAGCAACCTGTTGAGCATCGTCCGCGGCGCTTTGAGCATTATCGGCAGCTGTTTGAGCGTTCTTAGCTGTAGTTTGTGCATCATTAGCATCTTGAAGAGCTTTTGATACATTCTTTTCGGCTTCAGTTACTGCATTTTGGGCAGCTTGAACTTGTTCTTTTGTCGCGTTGACATCAGCAGTAACATTTTTTAAATTTTCTTTAGCAGCAGACAAATCTGACTCTGCAGACTGTAATCTGTTGTTCGCACTTTCAGCTGTAGCTTTTGCTTCATTTGCTTTTTGTTGAGCATCAGTAGCATTAGCGCTTGCTGAATCAGCTGAAGTTTGAGCATTCCTAGCCGCAGTTTTAGCATCATTTGCTTTTTGTTGAGCTTCATTGGCTGCCGTTTGAGCGTCTTCAGCAGCTTTACGAGCAGCAGTAATCTTTTCTTGAGCATTGGTCGTATCATTTTCAAGTTTAGCTATTTTATTAACTTGACTTGTTAAACCTTCAGCATTTTGAGTAATTTGACTTTGAAGTCTTCCTTCAATCTCAGTCACATCACTTTTACCAGCATAAGTCTTTTCAATATTTGTCGATAGTTCGGTTGCACTTTTAGTAATTTCAGCTTTAAGACTTGCTTCAGTTTCACTTAGATCGGTCTTTTTAGCATAGCTCATTTCAAGAGTTTCTTTTGTCTCTTGTAAGTCACCACTAAGACCATCCAAAGTTTCTTTTGTTTCCCCTGCTTCTTTAGCAAGTTCATCTAATGATTTGTTAGTAGAAGAGATATCACTTTTTAAACTATTGATGTTATCTTGAGCTTTCTTTAAATCAGCAGTAGCAGAATCAATCTTCGTTAAAGCAGTTTCAGCGCTTGTCTTTGCCTCTCCAGCAGACTGATTTGCCTGTTGGGCTTTGTTTATTGCTTCATTAGATTGATTAATAGCTGTATTCGAATTCGTGATTGCATCAGCAGCACTTGTTTTTGCATCATCAGCTTTCTTACTTGCATTGGTTGCAGTAGTGCTTGCTTCATTTGCCTTTGTCAAAGCCGACTTGGCTAGCTGTTGAGTCTTGTAAGTTTGTTCTCTTTGTTTGATTACATAATCTTTAAACTGTTCAGCCATCATTTTGACTTTTTCATTGATTCCACCTGATTTGATCAAGAAATCTCCTAATGTTGCTGTCGCAGTTTTATCACAAGATGAAGTTTCTAATTTCAAGACCCTTGCATTTAGATAAAGCTCACCGTTTTCGTCAATAATGTTGATTGTATCACCAATTCGAACATTATCAGGAAGTATAGCAATATCTACTTCATAGTTGTAAATGACATCGTAATACTTCTTTAAATAAGATATTGTTCTGTTACATAATTCAGATTGACTTGTCGTGTCATAAGAATAGTATTTGACAATATGACCACCATAGTTTCCATAAGTTTCCCATTGGTATCGACTCCATTTTGATAATGCAGTTCTAGAAGCTACCCATCCCAATTCATTGATATAGATGTCACCATCGTCATATTTATATCCAGCTAATGTTATCGGATGTTCAGAACCTTCAGGAGTTCCACCGCTTGGAATCAAACAAGTAGTCAAATCTGAAATGGAACTTTTAACAATGATGTTATCAATGTCCGTATTCAAACGTAATTGAGCAACATTTTCATTTCCACGCTTCTTATAGATGTTGATATACTTATGAGTAATAGTCATATTTTTGACAGTAAAACTGAATCCAATTTCAGCATCGAATGAATTTGCAACACTTAAGATTCTTGCTGTACAAGTGTCTTGACCGCTCCATGAAAGCGTACGATTTAAGTCACTTACTTCATTTAATCCAATCTCAAATCCACTGTCGTATGAGAATTTTTTAACATAAAAGGCGATTGGATGAGGTCCATCTGCTGTATAAGCATCAACTACCTCATTTAATAAGTCCAAACCGCCATCTTCTGCATAAATATTAATACTGTGCTCTTTTCTGTCGTTTTCAGCTTCGATGATTGTATAGAACCCATTTTCTCCATTATCATCGTATACAAGCACATAGTTTCCCGATTCACAATATTGAGCTGTTTTAACTGCATCTTCTTCATCATACAAAATATCGACTGAAAAAGTAGCAACACCAGACTCAACATCTTCTGCTTTTAAATCATTTTGAAATTTTAAGCCCTTCGGTAGATTATTTGAACATGTAGCAACGATGTTCATATGTCTATCAGCTAAATAAATAATCATAAGAACACCTCTCTATATTTTAATTTCACTGTAGGTTTTCGAGCCCAAGACGAGTGAGCAAATTTAATTTGATTGTATCCGGGTTTCAAGTAGAAATTATCCCAGTTGTTTGCTAAAGCACCTAATGATGGATCTCTAACACCATTCAAATAAACATTTGCAGTCTCGCATTCAATGGTTAATCTGTTTCCATTTCTAAATTTATTTGGAACATCACGCCATTTAGTTACATACATCTTTTGAAAATCAATAGCTCTGATACAGTTATGTGATATCCATTGTTCACTCATGTTTCTTTCGCCCCATTGAGCCATACCAACTTGTATCTTTGTACAAACCATATTTTCTACTTCTGGTACTGTATATTGATAATATGTTCCTTGATAATAGAACTTAATAGTTCCACCTTCTTTTACAACACAATTATGACCTCTTGCATTGTCAAACATATTTAACTGTTGATCTTCGTATGGATAAAATAACACGTTTTTAACCACATTATCACCATTGATAAAGAATGATACGTAGGCACCTTCCCCTGCAGCGTCTGTTTTATTGATAGATACTCCGCAAATTACTTTGTTATCATCCGTTAAAAATGATATTTCTTGAATGCCTGTTTGACCTGATATACCGATAGAGAACCATTGATTCATATAGCAGTAGAAATTCTTTGCTCCTCTTTCACCATTTGAATCTGCTGGAATTGTTAATAATCTGCAAGCTCCTGTCCAAAAATGTCCTGATTGTGCTACCGATGTCATGTACAAACAAGGGTTATAATTACTTCCATTGTAAGTTTGATATATCATTCCGCCACCGGTTCTAATATAAGGTCTATAATAATCGGGAGAGTCGTTTGGTAAATTAGCAAAATCTGACAAATGACATAAGTATTCATTTTGTGTGTAATTTTCTCCATCGACTTCATCAGGATTTCCAAACTGTAGAATTTTCTTTTGATCGTTTACTAAAGCAAGAAAACCATTGTCACCATGCATTACAGCTTCGATTTTTGGATAAGCTTTTCTAGTTCCTTTGTAATCTATTTCAAAAGTATAACCGTTATCTAATGTAGTAGTTACTGTTTTTTCTTTAACGCTATATTTAAATGGATCCGCACAATATATTTCAATCTCACCTATTACGGAGTTTGAACCACCTTCAATTTCATGATTTCCTTGTGTGGTCCCAATAAAAAATTTATCTGGCTCATCATTAAAAATAATTTGTGCTTGCTCAACGGCAAAAATGCTGTTCATTTTATTAAATGCTTTTCTAAACTCACTATTACTTTTAGTAATCAATTGATATTTAACAGTAATAATTCTCGAACCATACCTTCTTGATTTATAATGTGTACCATCTTTACTATTAATTTCAATGTCATTAATTGAAGAAGATGCAAGTTCTCTGCCTTGAACCGAGAGGGTTCGATAACCATCAATCTCATTTTCTAAATAAACGCCATTAAAAGACATTGCTTCAGCAGGCAAATAATTACCTGCTGATATGTTCGAAGTTGTGTCTATAAAATCATATAACATTTAGATATCACCTCTCAATCTTCTTGAATGTTTGTCCATCCTATCAAGTTCTTCTTTAGTGTATTTTGCCATTGCTTTACCAGCTGTTTTACCATCAATTTCAGTTGTAATATTGAAGTTATATTCTGTGTTATCATCGTTGCCACCTTCATCATCAATATAGCGATCATTGTATTCTATATAATGATTCAAAGTACCACTAAGTCCATCAGCGAGCGAAAGGTTCATACCTAGTGTATTGACATCAAAAACATAAGATTGTACAGTATCAAACATTTTTTGAGCTTGATTTGCAATCAAACGAATATTATTGCCAACACCTTTAGCAAATCCAGTATCAATCATTTTTCCTACCCATTTACCCCAACGAGAAGGCGAATGAATACCAAAGAACCCTAGAACTTTGTCTTTGAAACCGCCTAAAACACCTTTAACTGCATTCCACAACTGACCAGCAGCATTAGAAATCCCTTTTGCGATTCCTTTGATGATATTAATACCGATTTCTAACCAGTTTGTATCCTTGAAAGTTGAAATAATTTTCTTAGCAACCTTAGCCACACCCGAAATAACATGAGGTATTGCTGAAATCAATCCTGAAACCAACTTCAAGATAATTTGAACACCTGCAGTCATGATTTGAGGGAGATTTGTAATAATTGCGTTTAAAATTGCTCCTATCAATTCAACTGTAGCATCGATTATTTGTGGTAAATTATTGATTAAACCATCAACTAATGTATTGATGATTTCTACTGCACCATTAAGGATTGTAGGAAGATTTTCACTGATTGTATTAATCAGTGTAGTTATAATTTGAATAGCTCCTACAACTAATTGAGGTAGCATTTGAACAATACCGGTAGCAATATTTTGTAGAATTTGAACGCCCATTTGTATCATTGTAGGCAGTTGTGTTTGAATCGCTGTTGTAATATTGGTAATCATAGTTTGAATTCCTACCAATATTAAAGGCATGTTATCTAAAATACCTTGTGTAATTGAAACAATGAATTGTAATCCAATTCCAAGCAATTGAGGTATAGCATTTAATATTGCGCCACCTAAAGTACCAACAATTAGCAACGCGCTTTTAACAATTGATTGAGCGTTAGCCGATATTCCCTGAATAATTGAATTCAATATTTGCATACCTGCATTTACAACAAGTGGTAATGTTTTGGCTATTCCGACTGATAAGTGAACAAGTAACTGTGCTCCTGAACTTGCTAACATAGGCATTTGACTAGTAATTCCTTTTACAAAATTACTAACGATTCTTGGTGCCTGAGTTACAACAGTTGCAATCATCTGATCAATTTGACTTCCAAACTGATTATTTACAATTCCTAAACCAGCAACAACCAATCCTAAAATAGCTGCAGGTCCTACTGATTTCATAGCAATTGCAAATACTTTAGTTAATCCTGTCGTCATTGTTGACATAGCTTTTAAGCCTACATTGGTAGATTTTTGCATACCTGTTCCGATACTTGAAATAGGTCCTAATATTTTACTTGCTTTTTCCGATATTGATGAAAACATACCAGTAGTATTTTTTATATGCTTTCTCAATTTTCCAGCAACCTTGCTACTAGTTTTAGCAATCTTATTTCCTGTATTTTCAAATGATTGCCAAATAGCCAATCCTTTATCTCCAAAATTTTTAGAAATGTTTTCCATAGATATAGCTATTTTCCCACCATAATCATCGATTCTATTAGCAAAATTTTTAACTGATTTATTGATTTTGTTTACTTCACTAATGCTTTTTTTGCTAAATATACTAAAATCAACTTTAGATATCCTACTTTGCAATGATTTAATCATGTCATTTACTAAACTATTTTTTTGATTTACAACGTCAAATCCTCCACCTAATGCTCTAATATAGTCAACACTTCCACCCGCTACTGTCAGTCCAGCTAAAATAGATCCTGTCTGCATAGCTAATCCCTTAAGGTTATCAAAATTTGCAACAGCCTGTACTAGACCTCCGTTAAACTTTTTAGTACCATCATCTAATAATGTGTAACTTCCGAAAACTTTGTTTATTCCTTTTTTGACATCATCCAACATTTCTTGAATTTTAGGCAACCCTGAATTACTCAACATTGTATCGATAGCTGAAATAGTTCCTTCCATACCGCTCTTAATAGCAGTTTGGATATTAGCAAACGATGTCTTAATTCCACCACTTGCTTCTAATGCCATTTCAGCAAAACCACCTGTTCTAGTAGAACATTCAATCAGTGCATCATTAAATTGATCAAATGTAATTTGCCCAGATTGTAACGAACTATATAATTCATTAGAAGAACCGCTTGCAATTCCAAGTTGCTTGGCTGTTTCGCTTAATGCATAGCCCATTGTTTCTTGTAATGTTCTCCAAGACTGCATATCAACAGTCCCTTTTGAAAGCATCTGTATATACTGTTCCATACCTCTTGATGAATCTGAAACAGAAGCTGAACTTGCCAGAAAAGCATTATTCAAAGCTAATGTTGTATCAGTAGATTTATCTAGATTACCTGTTAAAACAGTAAGTCTTTGTGATGTTTTAACAACATCATCTAAAGCCGTTGGTAAACCTTGTATACCATCCTTCAACTTAACTGTCGATTTATTTGCTTGTTGTGTACTATATCCAAGATTAGTTAATACTTTTGGATATTTTGTTAGCGTATCATATCTATCAACTGCACCACTGACTGAGCTTGTCAGCATATTAGCACCTGCGCTCAGTGCCTTAAAAACACCGATTCCACTTGCGATTTTCATGATAGAGCTTGTAGCACTTTCACTTGCACTTTTAATTCCTGCAAGACTGTTATTTGCTGTTTTCATTGTACTGGTGAAGTTTGAATCAACAGCACTCAGTATTGCTTTTACACTATATGTTTCCAATAATTATCACTTCCTTCCTTGAATTTCTACAGCTTGTCTAATTCGTTCAATGAGAGAAGTTTCATTATTTTGATTTTCTATACTGCTTTCGATTTTCTTTCGATTAAAGAACTGTTTGAAAGTTCTATATACATATCTACCACTTTTCTTTTGTGCTTTTGCTTGTCTGATAACCCATGCTAAGAGAAATAACTGTTCTGATTCATCAATCTTTTTCTTTTGGGCGCCTTTCATCAAACATCTATAATCTTTGATTGTTAATCTATTGATTTTATCAATATCATTGATGTTTAAATAGCGAAAACAATTTTCGATTATTTCTTCATATGTTACTACATTGCTTGATCCTGTGTTTCTTGCATTTTTTCTTCGTACTCTTTCATCAGCATCTTTGCTTTCTTCTTTGTAGCATTCGACTTTTTTAACTCTTTTAACACATCGTCAAAAAGACCATCAATATCTGTATTTTCATTATCGATATAATTATCAAGCTGTTCTTGAGTGACTCTTGGGTTTTCAGTTCTATTTGCTACAAATAAACAATCAGATAAAGTAACAGTATTTCCTGTTAATAAGTTTGGAATCAATGTTTCCAATCCAATTCCAAATTGAACACCATTTTGTTCAATTGAAGATTTTCCATCTAAATATCTTACAAATCCAATTCCAAATCTAAAATTATATGTTTTGTTTTCAATAGTTAATTCCATAATTTTCTCCTCTCAATCCAAATAAAAAGAACGGATATAAATACCCGTCCTATTCTCCGCTTTCTTTTATTACATCTTTATAGACGTAAGATGCAATTTCTTTTTGCTCATCAGTCAATGTTGCGTATCCATCTGCACCTTGACCGTTAGCTCCATAAGTGATACTTACTTCAACATTATCTTCAGCATTAGAAGAAATTCCTAATTCAGTAATATATCCTTGATAATATTTTGATTTATATTTACCACTGTTTGTGCTAGAACCTGGTTCAGCTAAATTTACTTCCCAGCATTCTACAAGTTTGTCATTTAGCATTGCTGATTCTAATTTATCAATCATCTTATCCCCTTTAGGCAATAATGATGTACTTGTGATTTCAATTTCAGCAGCACCAGGTGTACGAACATTCCCATCTTTCGTTTGTGTAGAATCAGCATCTTTAGATGTTGTTCTTTCGTTTTCAGTTACAAAAGCTAAAGCACCTGCATTTTCTGTTTTTGAATCTTCTGCCACTCTAAATAAGTAGACAAGTTTTTTTCCTGAAATCGTTTCAGGACTTTCATCAGCAAATAATTGCAAATCAATTTTATTGATCACTTCTTTTTCCTCCTTTACTAGAAGATTTGAATTCTAACTCTAACACAACATGCATAAGTGGTGTCTTAGTTGTCGTATCTTCCAAAATTCTTTGTTCAATATTTCTAATTTCCCACTTGTAATTGCTCGTGTATTCCAATCTTCTTACAATGTTTTTTATTTTTAATGCCATATTAGAAACAGTTCCTCTTTTTTTAGGCGAGTCATTCCATATGTGAATGGTTTGATACACGTTATTGAAGATGGCTGTTTTATTGCTATAGTCATCAGTTTGTTGACTGTCAGCAAGATAAATAAAAGGATATGTTGTTTTTTCAGGTGGCATAAAGCCATCAAAAACCATATCCCGATATTCTTTTTTTAGCGTTACTAACAAGTAACTGAATAATTCTTGTTGAGGATCCATAACACACCTCATTTCATTAGTTTCTTTAGTTCTCTTTTGAAGATTTCTTTTTGAATGTTGAAAGATGGCCGTACAAAAGGTTGGGCCGCCATATATCGTGTCCCATATTCCGGGTAAGATGCATAGCTGGTTGTTGGCTCAACTGTTACAGTCAAATTAGAATCTGTAAATGCACTTCTAATACTTCTTTTAGTTGCACCGGTTGAGTATCCTTTGACAAAGACCGCATTTCTTGTCATTCGCGATTGCAAATCCGCACCATTTTTCTTAACAACAGTTCTAGCATCATCAAGAGTTGCATTTTTCTTTAGTTTAGCCTCTAATTCTTTAACGCCTGTAATTTTTATGCTTCTACCCATTTTGCACCTCATGAACGATAAACGACTGTTTATTTCTAAGTTTTCTAGAATAATCCACTCGATAAATCTTATTATCAATTCTAATAGAATCGTAGGACTTATCATAATGGTTTTGAATATGAATCGTTTTGCTTCCTTGCTTGATAGAACCATAAACAATTTGCATTGTTTCAGTCCTTGTATCCATGACAGATGCCATTACACAGGTTTCATCTACTGTATCCTCTCCATAATCTCCGGTAGTAGGATCATACTCACCTTGTGTAACTTTTTGAAAATAAATAGGAGTGTCATATCTCATAAGAATTTGACAACTCCTTTTACTTCGTTCTTTTTATTTTTCCAAACTTCTATATCATTTAGATACCCCTTGAAATCATTGTCACTGAATGACATGGTTTCTCCTTCAACGGAATGACTTGTGACTCCTTCAGAACCAATCTTGTTATATCTAACAATTGAAACTTCAGTAACAATATATTCTAATTCAGTTGGTACTTTTTCAACATCCAATAGTGTTTTTAAACGATTAGTAGTAAGACGAATAATCACATCTAATGTCCTGTTAGGTTTTTCTTCAGGAAATCCTAATAACGCAGTTACATCATCAATGATTGCCATAACTATTCACTTTTAGCTTTTTTAGTTGTTTTCTTAGGCGTTTGCTTTTCATCTTCTACTTTATCATTTTCTTCAATGTTTTTTTCTTCATCCTCAATATAAGTGATGAGTGGTGTTTCTAGTTTATTTTTTGATGTTGCCAATTCAATGATACGTTCCCTAGATGGTTCAAAGCCATCTCTAGGGTACACATCACCAGTATCATAAATATGATCATCATCTGTTAAATCAGAAAATCTTTTAATTGCAACATACATTAAGCAGCATCTCCCGGAGTGATTGTTCCTTTGAATACGCCATCAACATATTCAACGAAGAATTTAACACCACACATTAATAATGTTTCAATTGTTGCATTGTCTGTTTTAGAAGTATGAACCATACCTACTAGACCTGTTGTATCACTTGTTAAGCCAAATGTATCAGCAACATCCCCATTGTTTGTTGGGATATAAGCACCCGCAATGTTTTCTTTGGCAGTACCATATACTGTACCTTTTTCTAATTCAGGTGAAACGATGACATCACCTAAACCTAAGAAATTCTTTAAGTATGTGAATCCATAAGCAGTTTGTAAAGTGATTTCTTTTGAACCTAAATATTCAGCAATATCATCTGTAGATACAAAATAAATAGGTGTAACTGTTTCATCTTTATAATGTTTAACTAATTCTCCCCACACTGCAGATAAGGCAGATTGTAAAGTTTTACCAGTAGCAGTACCAGTACCTTCTTTTAATGTAGAATAGAAAGTCTTTTTGATTTGTCCTTGAATGACACCGACCATTTTTTCATCAGTTTGATTGATAGCAATATTACGTCCTGAACGTTGAATTGCTTCGGCAGTAGTTGATTTACGATATTTTTCTAATACTAGGTCAATATCTTTGACTTTCTTTCTAGTTACTTTAGTTAAACCGATTGTTTCACCTTCTCCAACTTGAGGAGCAACTGTGCCAACCTCCATTTTATAGATTTTGATTGTTGTTCCTGAAGACATTGGTGTTAATTCAGTAACCCCTAATAAATCTTGTAATTCATTAATATTTGAACTGATTCTAGAAGTATAATCGATAGAAATACCTGGTTCTAAATCAGTTGTAACTGTTGTATTTGTTGGTGCAGCAAATAATTGTAAATTGAATTGTTTTCTCATATAGTTTTCTCCTTTTTTTATCTAAATAATTCAGGATGTTCAGCCATTGCTTTTTGACGTTCAGTTCTATTTTTGATTTTTAAAATATCTTCTTTTGTCAATTCTTTTGAGCCATCCTTTAATCGAGGTGTTTTTCCCCTTAATGCTTCAGCTACTGCTTTTTGAACAGCATCATTGAAGTTTTTTACAAAGCTTTCTACATTTGTTTTTGTTGTTTCAGCATCTTCTGCTACTAGATTTACTAATAATTCATCATTAACAACGATTTTGGAATCGTTTAAGATTCCTCTGGCAACCTTTGTCATTGCTCCAATAGCTTTTTCTTTCTCATAACCGGCGATTTTCTTTTGGAGTTCTTCCATTTCATGTTTTCTTTTTTCTTCTTCGGTCATGTTTTTTAATCGTTCAGCTTCTGCAGCTTTTGCGCTTTTTTCTTTTTGTCTTTTTTCCCATTCGGCGAATTTTCGATTGATGATGTTGTTTACATCTTCATCAGTGTATTTTTTGTCATCATTTCCTGGTTTATCTTCAGGATCATCATTACCTGGTTCACCATCTCCGCCTTCTTCAGCGAATAGCTGTAAATTTAATCTTCTTTTAAATTGTGAAGATTTTAATAATTCTTCTAATTCTTTTTTCATGTTAATTTCTCCTATCCGTATCTTTTAGAGAGTTACACGCCTGCTCTTTTCCGTAGCTTAAAGTTTCCACGCCTGACTCATCCATATCTTTTAATGTCATAAATGCTTGGACAAAATAAAAAGCGCAACGTGCGCTAATTTTTGATTTCTAATTGTACATAATCAGGATATCTATTGCTTATATCTCTACATCCAATAACAAATGCTTTAGCAAGTGTTAGGGATTTGCACGTGGGGCGATATACCCCTACAACACCTTCTCCTTCTTTCAAAGAGTACGTTACTTTATCTTTGGTTATTTCTTCTAAACTATAGCAAAGCGTTTGTAAAAGAACAGATACTCCTGCACAAACAATATCTTGACCGCATGTGTTGTAATTTGCATGTCCAACACATTTTACCGCTATATGTTCTTTAGAGATTCCAACTGTAATTTTGATCATATATGTTCCTCTTTTAGAAAATAAAAAACAATCACTCACGATTGCCATATTTCTTCTTATTTCGTTCTAATGATTTTGTTTTTGATTTAGGTGGTGGTACGTAACAGTCATATTTCTCATGACGGATACGCCCACAAATCATACACATGTATTGAATTTTCTTAACAATTATGTGTCTTTTCTTATCGAAATATTGAACAGTATGATATTCAAATTCTTGATGAAAATGGTGTCTCAACCCTTCCGCCATTAAAATACCTCCTCTCCTTAAAGTTCCTTTTTAAGCTTCTTTAAAAGATTCTTAATTCTAAAATTAGCTACACCATAAAATACTAAACTTAATAAAACGATTGATACTTGAATCAATAACGGACTTAATACAATCCACCACGACCAAGTTATAAAGCCTAATATTTTTGCTATAACAAAAATAATTAATAACGCATTTAACATTGTCATTCTCCTTTCTTAAATTTAGGTAAAATAAAAACCGACTACTTGTCGGCTTACATCCAAGGTCTATTCCAAAAAGAAGGCCTTATTTTTTTGTCTTGTTCTTCATCAAGAATTGCTACTATGTCTTCCTCTGTATAATAAGGAGCAGCTTTTTTAAAATCTTCAATATGCTTTATAAATTCTTCTTTGCTTCCTATAACTTTAATATGAAATTGGTATTTATCGTAATCAATCATTTATCTTTACCTCCACTATTAAAGTGTATTTATCTTTTTCTTTTTTTACTTCACATATATTGTAGCACACACCTCTTTTAAACAAAACCTCATCTTGATTTTTATAACTTTCTTTTGCTAATGGTTCAATATACAATGCGCCTTTATAACCTTTTGGAATTTTCATAACAAGATTTACATCTCTTAATTTATAATCAAAGTTTTTAAATGATGTAGACAAATATCCTTTCTCTGTTTTCGTAGTACCTTTTAAACTAAACATGTCATTATCAGAAACATTTCTTTTATTTAGTAGAACTTTACTATCTATTTTTCGATATAAAATTAAATCATCTGGAATCTTTCCTTTACTTAGTGCATGATCTAACATTGCTATTTCCTTTTTGAATTTTCTTTCACGTCCAGTATTTAAAGCAAAATTCATCTGCATAGCAAGGTTTCCAGTGTATCTTGTAAGAATTTCTTTTTCACTTTTAGATAGAACTGTGACTTGTTTTTTTAAATCATTTTTTACATCTGAAATCTTTTTATATTCATCCAATCTCAAACTGTGTTTTCCATTTGCAAGTCCATCAAGCCATTCATTATAGATTTTTCTATCCATATGAGGGCCTGTTGAACAATGACAATTTGGATGCATTGGCGGAGCGTTGTCTCCAATGTTCATCCGATTTATTGGAAAAACCTTGCCATCTAACGCTTTGCAAGTATCACACGCATCGCCGATTCCACATGTTATATATTCATATTCATCAAATCCATTTGCTTCGTATGATTTTTGTTGTGCGGCAATTTGAACTCTAGCAAGTTCAGTCCTCATTAGTCGCTGTGCATCACTGATTTTAACATCAAAACGTTTTCTTAATAATCTGGCCAACTCATTAGGATTTTTTCCTTGGATAAGTCCTGATGCTAGCAAACTCTCAAGATCGTGTTTAAGCAAATCTTGATGCATCCATATTCTATCGCTATATGTTGCATTATGAAAAGATGCATTGACAATAGAATGAGCAGTATCAGCGTTATCTAAAATTGTTGATCCTAAAATGCCTGCCTGTCTTTGAATTTCATCAAGTGTTCTATTTTCAAGAAGATTATCCATATATTTTTCTAATTCATCATGGCCACTTACTAAAGCTAAACCAATATTGGCTTTTAACAACTCAAGTCTGTTGACTTTCATTGTTAAGTTGTAAAGCTTCATTTCATCATTTGCTTGTTGTGAAAAGTTTTTTTCTTCTACATACTGTTTAGCTTTTCTTGAATAAACTTTCATATCCAAATTAGAAGCTCTTTTTTTAGCTTCAGCCATTGTGATACCAGTATCCTTTGCATATTTAGCATAGAAGTTATTGATTTCAGATTGTACTTCATCCATCATTCTTTGATAGATTTCTTTAATCTTCTTATCATATTCTTTTTCATCTTTGATATTCTTCAAGCGTTGTTTTTCTTCTCTTAAACGCCAATATTCGGCACTATTCATCTATTGATTAAACATCCTTTTATCAACAATAGATTCTTTAGAAGCTTCATCTTCTAGCTTGATTTTTTCTTTTTCTTCTTGAACGTCTTCAACGATTGATAAAGAAGATAATTGAGTATCTTTAGAAACAACTCCTTCTAAATTTTGAGCAATTTGAGTTTCTTCAAGTACATTTGCCGGATAGTTTTGACTGAACTTGTAAGTAATATCAACCCATTTGTCTTCATGAATTGTGTTGATTGGATTACTAAAAATCAACTTGTACCTTCTATCTAGGGCACCTGTGAATTTTCTTTCTTTCGTCTTGGCCAAGTTTGACATAGAAAGCAACTTATATTTAAGAGCAATTCCCGAACTTGTACCAAAGTTTTCATCATTGATGTTTGGTGTCATAGACATCTGAAAAATCAATCTTTCAAGACGATTGATAAGATTTTCCTGTGAGCCATCCGCATTTGGTTTTTCAAGGAATCCTACATCAACCGTATTTGATTCTTCATCAAAATTAATGATCCTGTTATTTCTAATATGAATAATTCCGTCTTTATCAACTTTTGCACCAATGATTTTTAGATAAGCATCAGCAAAATAATCAACATCATTTGCCTTTTCACTTATTGCTTTGTTGTAGGCATTGATCATTGACCACGTACTTTCAAAAGCACTCATTCGTTCAGCGTTTTCAACATATTCAGTAACAGGAACACCATCAAATCCGTGAAGTGAACCTTCGTCAACAAAATGCATACCACTTTTATTGCTAAATTCATAAACATAAGAATCGTTACTCAGATAGCCATGCATTGTTCCGTTTGAATCATAATAATATGTGACAAAGTATCTTGGCTCTGGAACAACAGAATCATCATATACGATAAATCCCTTGGTCGGCTCAATGTACTTAATACCTACTTTTGCTTCTTCATTGATAAAATACATTTCATAACACTTACCATAAATGCTACAGTTTTTTGAAATTTCAGCATTGTTATCATCCTGATGGTTTCTCTTATCCAATTCATTAATGTAAATAGCAACCTCTTCATCCGTTGATGATACTTTAATTGGGATACCAATAAAAAATCCGTTAAACGTATCAACTATGTATTTAGCAAAGTTTACGATTATACGGTTATCTGGTTTGTATTGTGGTTTATCCTGGTACGACATAATTGGATAGACGCCTTCATATCCATCCTTTAATTTCTTATATCTTGATTTATTCAATTGCTGATGTTTAGCGATATATTTATTCAAATGTTTAATGTCCATTGTTTCATCATCAGAAATGGTAAAAATTTCATCTTTTGCAATTACCTCTAATGTCTTCATTAAATACCTCCTTCCAGATCCGTGTTCAATCCTGAACCTTTTAAAATTGTATAGATAAAATACCTGATAGCATCCATTGCATGGTCATTTTGTTTGATAGGTGCATCTTCTCCTCTGGCACTTGCTTTAGGATCCCATGCATAAACAGAAAATTCCTTAATTGTATTCTTACATTTACTAAAAAACTTAATTTTGCATTGATTGAGCATTGTGCTTACCAATCTAATACCATTTGATACATCGTTCTTAGCTTTTTTAACTCTAAACCCTCTTTTCTTTAATTCAGCAATAAATGATGCTGCAGAGGGATCTACGACAATTTGAAATATTTCTTTTCCATCAAGAAATTCAACCAAATCATCCGCATATTCACTATCAGTTTTTTGAACTTTCCTGTCACGTCCTGAATAGTAGTATTCATTAACGCAGTACCAAATGCCATCAGTTCCTTTATTCCAAAGCAAAAAGACCATGGCGTTTTGAGTACCATAGTCACAACTGACATATCTATAGTTTTTGTTATCAATCAAACAATCACAATCATCAACAATATGCTTTTCTTTATTGAACATATCGTAAATGATACCTTCAGCAACAGTCCAAAGACCTTTGATGTACCTGTCATAGAAAACACCACTCCATTGACTTTTATATCTTTGCTTGATTTTCTCACTTAAAGAAAGATTGTCATCCATTGTAAAATGCAAATAAATGATGTTCTTTTCTTTTGCTTTATCAATCCAATTAACTTTAAACCAATGAAATGGTCCGTCAGGGTTGCAGTTGAACCACCACTTCGAACCTTCAACCGAACAACGAGCAGTTGCTTGGTTAACAAATGATTCTGGCATCAAAGCCACTTCATCAAAGAAACAACCAGCCAACGTAATACCTTGTATCAAATCTTGAGAGCTTTCATCCTTACCGCCAAACACGTAAAAATAATTGGTTATTCCATTTTTGCTGATTTCAACCATGTTATCAGCTCGATGATCTTTCAATTTATAACCTCTTGACCATAGCATCAGTTTTAAAATATTCAAAACGTTACGCCTAAATGAACCAATCGTCTTACCACACATTCCAAAGTTGCATTCAGTAAAATTAGACATAGCCCATATCATATAAGAAAGAGACATTGAAACTGTCTTTCCTGATCTAATTGAACCATCTGCTATAATTCCATCTTTATCTTTTACTGGTGAATTATCAATCCACCAATTTAAAACCTTTCGTTGTTTCTTGCTAAAGGGTTTGAATTTGAATACAGCTCTACTCTTCTTCATCTTCCCAATCCTCTTTAGCACTGGCGTTTAATGCATCTAAGAAACCATCATTTCCAATATTGTTTTGTTCATTTTTATCTTTCAAGTGTTCATCCAACCATTCAAGTGCTTTTAGTGAATCTGACATTTTCACTGCTTTCCCATCCATCTCGCTTTCATCCAAGAATGCAATTTCAATATATCTTTGGACTATATCATTTGGATCAAGAAGAATCTCCTGATACATTAATTCTTTCAATCGTTGTATCTCTTTTTGTATTTTAGGTTCTTTTCTTAAATCACAAGCTTTTACCATAGCTGTAGAATACTTAGCACCATATGCTAGTTGGTATGCCTTCGTAGCGTTATGATACTTCATAAAGTAAACACAAAAGAGCTGTTGTCTTTCGTTCAGCTCTTCATTTTCAACTATCTCCTTTGCTATCTTTTTAGCGACCTTTTTGGTTGCAACCTTTGGTTTTTTTGGTTGCAACTTTTTATTCTTCCAGTAGCGACTTTTCCATGACTTGACAGCACTAACTGACACACCATATTTAGCAGCTATATCTTTGTATTTCATCCCATCTAAATAATCCTGGTATGCTAACTCGTATTTCTCTTTCAAGCCATATCACCACCTCCAAAAATGATTTATATGTATAATAAAAGCGTTTGAGCTTCTTATTCTAAATAATTACGAAAAAAGCCCTATAGAATAGAGCTTTTAACAAAGATTTACCATTTAGAACGAAATGTTGTGTGGTTAAAAAAGTTCTTTTTCTTTTCTCTTAAAACCACAATAGCATAATAACATGGAAATTAGGGTTCATACTAGGTCCAAATTGGGTCCAATTAGGGCTCACTTTGGGTTCATTTTGGGTCCAAACTAGGTCCAAACTAGGTCCAAATTGGGTCCACTTTTAATAAAAAGTTATCATTTGTGATAAAAATAAAAAGAATGAACATAATTATTCACCCTTGATATTGTTAAAAAAACGGTTATTCAATTCTTCTAAAGATGGCTCGTTATTGAAATTAATATACTTGGACAATTCTAAACACGCCTTTGGGAATTCTCTTTTGTAAGTTGAAACACTTATGCAATAAGATTCATCAAGCGTTCTAATCATTTCAGAATACCCTCTTGAACACACATACGTTCTAATGATGTTTCTATGCCCTGCATTAAGCAAATATAACAATGGCATAAATCTATCCAGTTCTTGATTAAACAACGTCACGCGCTTTATTAGAAGATCTCTACGTAACATATTAGAAGTAATTTGTTCTCCTTTAGGTTTTGAAAAACCTCCAGGAGCTTCATCACTATACTTAATAGATTGAGGACTTGGGATGTCCTCTATTTCAAAAGTCAAAGAAAACTTTTCAAGATTGATTTTTCTCAGCTCTTTTAGATAATCCTTAACTTCTTTGATTGTTTCTTTTTCTTCTTCTGTAAAATTCATCCCTTATCCTCCTAAATAATTATTAATTTTTATGATCTTGATAAATAGCATAAGCAATTATCCCTGCCAATTCAGCAAGGATAGTTGCTACAACTCCACACCAAAATGGGTTAATGTACATTATTTATCACCATCTTCTTTTATTTCTACATTGCTATTATATTTAATGCATTTACCATTCTTATAAGCAACGCATGCATCTTTTAAACAATGATTTAAAATAACTGTTTTATTCGTTCCTCCGCCACGTAAATACGATTCTCTTATTTCAAATCCGGTTAAATCTGGACAATATTTAATCATTTGTTCCCACCTCTTTTTTTGGAATATGATATGCTTTTTGATAATATTCAACTTCATCTTCGATACGTTCCAATAAGCTCTTTTCTCTTGCTAAATCTTTCTCACTGGCGTCTGGTCTAGAGATATAGTACTGCAAAGCATGTTTTATGATCTGCAGGTTTTTATATGTGCTTCCCATTTTTATCTCCTACATTTGGAATAGCAATTGGATAAAATCTGTTTTCTTCAAAATTACACCATTCACAATTTGATTCTCTATTGCTCATTGGATATCTAATAATCATCATTGGATTATCAACAGTTAATTCTTCGATATAAATACAACATTTATTTTTTACATCAATACCCACATATTTTCATGAAGTTCTTCAAACTTAAGAGATTGAGGAGTGAAATGCTCCTCAATTAACTTTTTCAATCCATTGTAATCTTCATTTATTTCATTAATACCATTAGGACCAATGTTAGCTCTATGAGCATATCCAGCAATATCATCCAATAAACTCATGCATCTTGTTTTAGTCAACGTTTTCATACCTCCAAATCAATTCATCAACTGTTATACCATCATCAATCCCTTTGTAGTAGCCTTTCATTCGCATGTCAATTAATACATCAACGTCTTCAAAGCATTCATCACCATCACCATTATTAGACACTACTTTTAATAGATCCAATTCAAATTTAGTCATCTTCCATCACCTTCTTTTTCCAATATTCTTTATCTTTTTTAGATTCTTTATCCGTTAAAATATCAATGCAAAGATCTAAACCTTCTAGTTTGTTGCAAGCATTATCCAAACCTTTTTTTTACATCTTCGTAAGCTTTTTCTAATTGCTCACAATATCCTTCTAGAGCTTCTACATACAAACGGACTGCATCACCACCCATTTGAGTGCTTAAATCTGTATATTCTTCTCTACTAGGCTTCTCCATCATCAATCACCTCGCAATTGTTCAAAATATCTTTGATAACATAATATTTTTGACTTTCCCATGTCACGAATTGGAATAATTGTTGTGTAAAATTATCAAAATACTCACATTTTCCTTTTGCATACCATGAATCGCCTTCACTTATAATATAAGGTTCATTTTCAAATAAATTTAAAAGACCTTTTTTATCTCTACAAATATATTTTGCTCCTTGCTTTTGAACAAATTTAAGCATTTCATAATCTAAACGAGTCATTTTGAATGTTTCTAAAGGTTCTAATCTATTCATGTAGTAGTTCCATTTATAATAAGCACCATTACTCATACAATCCATTATTTCTTTTTTTGTCATAATATTTTCATTGGATTGGCATAAATCTTTAGCAAGAGCTTTTACCATTCCATCAGCACATTCTCCTTCAATGATCATACCTTTATTATCAAAGCTATATGATACTTCTTTTAACTTAAATTTTTTCATTTTCAATCACCTCATATTCATCTAAAATATCTTGAATTAAAGTAGGCTCTTCATCTTCCCATTTAACAAACTTGAAACATTCATCAAAGTAAATCCCTTTAATCTTTTCGGTTGCCCACCATTGGCATGGTATTTTACGTGGTTTTGTATCATAAGCAAATAGTGCTTTGTCATTATCTCTAGCAATATATTGGTAACCGTGTTCAATATAATATTTTAATAATTCATATTCTAAACGAGATAGTTTAATAGATTCTTTGTATTCTTCATAAAGCCATTCAAAGCCTTTTACTATACAACCTCTCATATCACCGTTATTCTTATTAAATCGACATTGTGAACATTGAGGATCACAAACATATGGTTTATTATTTACAACCGCAATAGGCTTGTTTTGAATTACTATTTGCTTAACTTCTTTTTCCCATTTTTCAAAGTTTTTCATCTTTCATCACCCACTCTTTCATTAATTCAACTCTTTTTTCTTGATCACAAAGTGTACATTTACTATCACAAAGACCGTTTCTTATTAACAAGAAATCGCAATTGTGTATTTCTTCATCAAAAATTCTGCACATTTTATCAAGTGCTTTTTCTAATTGACAACATTTATTAACCAACTCTTGCAAAGTGAATATTTCACTATGGTAAAAATCAAAAATAGTTGGTTGATGTTCTTCTATGATATTCTTTTGATCTTCATAAACATATAATTTAATATCACTTGCTTTTAATGTGTTTAGTGCTTCTTGATATTTATTCATCTTCCATTTCTCCTCTCAACTGGAATTGGATAACCATCAGGCAATGACTTGATTAATTTTTTAAATTGATTAATTGTATTTTTTTGTAAAGCTACATAAGAGTTGTTTCCACAACTATCAAGTTCTTCTAATTGTTTATTAAAACTTTCTAGAATATCACTTCTAAATTGAGGTGTTAGTGGTTTAATCATCTAACCACCCCAATTCTTTTTTCTGTTGTTCAACCAATTTCATTAAAGGATTTTTCAATAAAGGAACATCAATGTTTATTGGTTTATCTCCAAATACTGCATACATTGTTTTTGTTCTTAAATCAAAACCAATAGCAAAGACAGTTTCTAATTCATCAATGAATAAGTCATATTCAATAGCTGTTTCATTCTTTATCGTTACAAATCCTAATTCTTCAAACATTTCTTGTGCTGTCATAATTTCTTAACCTTTCTTAACGATATCTTTCAAATCATTTTTAAAATAACATTCCTTGCAAACTGCATATCCGAAACCGTATTTATCCAAAATAATTCTCGATGTATAAGTAATTCCATAAATGACTTTCTTACCACATTCGCAACAAGCAATTTTCTTGTTCATATCATCCTCGTAATATGTAGCTCCATCAGGCAATGCATAATCCTCATATTGGCCAGTTTCCAAATCGTACTTTCTAGCAAAAGCATGATCCATTGCAGTATTTAATAAATCAAAAAACTTAATAGCATCTTCATGCGTCATATTCTTGTAGTTTACATCAATGACAACAACACCATGTTCCTTACATAATTTTGACCATTCTTTACCTGTCATTGATATCACGTCCTCTAACTGGTCTATTACGCATAAAATTTTCAAAATCACGATTGCAATCTGCACAGATTTCCGCTTTCTTCGTTACAAGTCCACAGCCACCATTATTTTTAATTCCATACGCTTGATATGAAATTTTATAATTTGTAACCTCTTTAGTTTTGAAAATTCTCTTGCATCTATCACATTGAACAATTCCTCTGTCTATTCTCATTATTTGCTTCCTCTCTTCTTTTCTTAACAATCATTGAAAGTCTTTTATTCCTTTCTTGAATTCTTTGATTTTGCATTCTCAAACGATAATTCTCATTTTCCAGATACTTAATTTTCTCTTGGAGGGGCAAATAATTATCTTCACCCCATTCAAGAAGTAACTGTCTCAATTCATTACACTTCGACATCTCTTAATTTCTTATTTAGCTTTCTTAAAAGTTTGTATGGAAATGGGTGTGCTTCAAGATATTCAAAATAGCTAACCGTTGTTGAAAATCCCTTTATTCCATTGAAACTAGCGTGTGAGTAAGGTGTTGCAATGATCTTGTTCAATGCTTCTTCTACATCATGGTTTCTGATTGTTCTATCCGCAGTACCAATACAAAGCATATTTCCTGACAAGACATTAGGCATAGCATAATCGTAAAGTTCAGTGTTTCCACCTTTGAATTCCTTGTAACAATAATTCTGTATGCTTTTGATTTTTTTGCCATCATGTTTAACAACGTAGATTGAATTAGGAAAATTGATTTTATATGACGTTTTATTGAACGTTACATACTGTATATGTTCTTCTTGCTTGATTACTGTATATCCTGCTCCCATTCCAATTACGTTTGGAGATAACAAATTAATTTTGTTACTAAAAATGGTTTGAGATGCACATTGATTGATCAGCATCATCACTTCATCAATTGAAAGTTTTTTAAAAATGATTTTCTTGTTTCTCTTAATGCATAATTCAACGTCAGGATGAACACATGAGAATCTCATAATTACTTCTCTCATTACATAATTACCTCCTCATTCGATTTCAAAGAAGAAATAAGTTCTTCTATTAAACTTCCTATATTCATGCGTTTAGATGGGGTTTCTGATAGAGCATGGAGAGTAAATTCAAGTTCTTCAGTTTCATTTCTGATTTTTCCCGAAGCATCGCCTAAGATATTGACTGCATCATTCAAAACAGAAAGATCCGTTTCAAATACTTCACAGCCATCACACTCTATGTTAGAAACACGCCAACTAATCAATTGTCCATTTTGGAATACAAAATTGAATTCATCTAGCATAGCTCTTATTTCATAATACTTTTTATACAACTTCCTAAATTTTCTAGCCAATGATTTATTTCTAAAGCGAATATGTGAGAGCCTCAGCCTAGTAACATCCATTGAATAATCATCGTAGCTACCATCATATTCACACCAGTCTATTGCTGTATGATATGGCAAGCTTTCAAATATTTTTTTGACCTGAGGAACATATTTGTCATCAAGTTCAACGAAAATATTATTTTGCATGTCATACCATTGATTCATAAGCCCGTCATCACTGCTGACTATCAAATCTTTCATTTCAAAGAACGATGCTAAGAGTATACGTTCTAAACCACAATAAGGAATGATATCAGCAAAAATATGATCAACTAAAAAATCTTTATATAAAAACTCTTCTTGTGCAACTTCATCTTCGTCAAGATACTCAGTAGTTTCATCTATAGTAGCTTGTGGAAGAAAGCTGAAAAGATTTAAAATGAAATTTTCTATACTGTTTCCTTTGAATCTATGAGGAACATAATCAGTCGTAAAAAACTGTCTCAAATCGATTGACAACTTGAACACCCTCTTTCAATTCTTTTGATATCAACGCATTACAGTGTTCCAATATCGATACGGCCATTTTTGCATTGGTTACAAGAAATTGAACATTTCCATCAGCTGTCTGTTCCTGACAAGATTTTTCAAGCGGATGCTTATCCAAATCAAACTTATAGCATTGACCTCTCATTTTTCCTTTTTGAATACTTTTACTTTTTGTTGCGATATAGATATTTCCTTCGTACTCGCTATTTGCTGAATCTATATAAATGACATCATCAAGATTTTTAAATACATCCTCTAAAATCATTCTAGTTGCATCATTATCGACACATCCTATGATTACAGGAATGTATCTTGTATCTTCTTTTACAAGTGAAAATAAACTTTCATAAGTGCAATATTTATCATCGAACTCACATTCAATTGGATAAAGAGAGTTGATTTTTCTCGATAAAGATAATGCCTTATTGTCACCAACATCTTGCAATTGATATCCTTGACGCTCTATGTTCTTATCTTCAACAACATCACCATCAAGAAGTACCATTTTATGCGGTGCATTTAAAAGAAGCTTTGGGAGGTCTCTTGCTAAAAGAGAACCAGTCCCACCAACTCCTATAACATAAAATTTATATCTGGTTATTTTGGTTTCTGACATTTTCAACACCTAGCCTTTTCTGTGTTGTGCGGCATTTGCGACTAAGACATTGTCATCTTTGATAAGGTTGTACTCCATCTTTCCTGAAAATTCATAATGACGATGTTGTAACATGATTTTTGTAATTTCATCTTCAGTGTATTCTCGATCTTCTACAAATCCATAAGAAGAAACATCAATCAATCTTCCTTCAGAGTAGACACCGAATGGATATTTATGTTTAACTGCTGTATCAGTTTTTTTCTTAGTTGTTTTTTTACCTGCAGGCTTTTCCTCTGTTTTAGGCTTTTCAGTTTCAGTTGCTTGAACTGTTGCTTGTTTTTGTTCTTCAGTCGCTTGTTTTTCGTCTTCTACAACTGGAGTAGGTTGTTGATCAGCAACTTGTTCAACTTCTTTTTTTACTTTTTTGACCTTTTCAGGTTCTTTTTTTTCATCATCCAATAATGACCATAAATCCATAATTTTAAATCCTCCTGTTATTTTGATTTTTATTTGATTATTTAATTTGGTTTTCTTTCTCCAATTTCTTCAATACACACTTTTAAACATTCATTTTCAGCATATTCTCTCATGATAACCAATTGACATACTTGAATGTCATCATAGTAAGCAACATCATTTAACGCATCTAAAACTACCTTGATGATGTTGTCGATATCGGGCTTTACTGTGCAAAGAAACGTTTTATCTAAAAGCCATTGTCTTAATTTTTTAGTGGTTGATTTTGGAACTTCTCTGTATGCAAATATCTTTACTCTTAGAGCTTTGTTACTTTTGTAACTTGTAGCTTTTCGGTAGTACATTGCTATTTTTTGTTCATAATCTCTTGTTTTCTTAGGTGTATAAGCTCTTACAAATCTTCCTTGTGTTGTAAATCTTGGTCTACCTTTTCCAACGATTGCTCCTGGTACAGTGAACCAAAACTTCTTATAGTCCGCTTGTATTCCAAGGTTAAGCTCGCATTGGGTCGAATTCATCCTCAACACCTCTTGTTTCTTCAATGATTGTTTCATCCAGCAATGAATCAAGCTCCTGTTCTTCCTGATAAGTTTCTTCAGGTTCATCTACATCCATATTTTCAAACGAATCATATTCTGCAGGTTGTTGAACAAACTCCATTTCCTGTTGATCATACGCATTGTGTTTAGGATCATCTTTGATATTGAAGTAAATTGTCATAGCAATTGTTGTTTGACCACCGTTAAGTTCAATTTGGTCATAAGCTGCCAAGTAGCATTGGTTCCAATCACCAGCCAGGGTAGTAAATTCACTATCACGTTCTTCATCCAGCAAGTAGATATCAGGAGATCCTATCCTGTCTAAAATCTTGTTATCGTCTTCCGAAATCCAACGATTTGTTACTTCAACGATTTTTGGTATTTTGTATGGATCACCTTTTTCAACGGAAAATACTTTTCTTGAAAGATACCCTGCATGTTTGAAGAAATTTCTAACTGCAATCAGATAGGACTCCTGACAGTTGAAATGTTCAGCTTTAGAAAGCATCATATCTCCGTTTGGTAATTCCGACAGTTCATAAGGGATTTTTCCAAATTCTCTTAATTCATCGTCTAAGAGAAGATTGCTTTGAAAGTCATAAACTGCTGCATAGTTGTTACATACTAAATAAAGTTTTTCATCATCACCATAAAATACTGGTGGATATGCACTGTTTTTCTTGATGATTTCCTTTGCAATTGAAAGAAATCTATGAAAAAACGGTTCTTCGTTCTTTTTTATTAGCATTTTGGTTTCTCCTTTTTGTTTAACTTCTTGTTTTTATAGCAAAATCTTCATTCTAACGAATGTTTTAAGATAATTGGTAAAGTTAATCATCTTTATAGCAAACACTCACTAGAAATGAAAATTTTAAGTTTTTTATTTTAGTTAGAACTGAATATCATCTTCCATGATGTTGTAAGATGGTTGTTCGTTCATAAAATTATCTTGTTGTTGGTTTTGAACAGGTTGTTGATAACTGTTTGCTGGTGCCTGTGCTTGTTGATAATATTGTTGTTCTTCATATTTGTCTCTAGGTTTTGTTTCTAGAAACTGAACTGAGTCACAAACAACTTCAGTAACATAAACACGTTGACCTTGTACATTGTCATAAGTTCTTGAACGAAGTCTTCCTTCAACTCCAACCAATGAACCTTTTGAACAATACTTTTCAACGTTCTCAGCAACCTTGTTCCAGGTAACACACGAAATGTAATCCGCTTGTTGTTCTTCATCATTTCTCTTTGGACGGTTCATTGCTAAAGTAAAACCTGTAACTGCTGAACCATTTTGAGTTCTTCTAAGTTCTGGATCACGTGTCATCCTACCAACTAAAACCACTCTGTTTATCATATCTTCTACTTCCCTTGTTATTTTGATTTTGAAGTTTTTGTTCTAATCTTGCTTTCGCTTCTCCCCTGTATGTAAGAACACCATCATTACGTTTTCTAACATGTTCATCATGTAGGATTTTGACCATTTCCTTATCGTAGTTGCAGTCTTTGAATTTTTTTGAATATTCTCTAGCTTCTTGTGAGTTTGAAAATCTAAATGGAAAGTTTCCAAAGCCATCATCTTCATACTGAATAATTACTGTATTTGGTTTGATCTTTTCTACTGAATAGATGTCTCCGTCAATGTTAGAAATGATTTCAGCAAGATTAGGAATGTATTTGTTAGACTTTGAAAACTTGACAATTGCCTTTTGAACCTGTTCATATGAATATTCTCCAAACATCATCATCCATGTTTCAATCGTATCTTGTGTTATGGCTATTTTTGAATTTGGATAAATACTTTTGTAAAATTTCAAAATCTTTTTAATTTCTAATTTTTCCAAATTTTCTAAATTCCTTTCTGAATGTTGTGTGCCTACTATATATAGCAATCTGCAAAGTCGTATGCGAAGGATTGTTATTTGTGAGTGTGCACACACCACTCGTTCTTTACGTTCTTATACGTTCTTTACGTTCTTATATAATAAAGATAGGATGTAAATTAGATTTACTTTCAATGTATATTTCGTTTACATTCAATGTAAATTAGATTTACTTTCAATGTATATTTCGTTTACATTGAACTGTCTTGATATTTCTTGTAATTGAGTACCTTTATCTCAGTTTTACCTATCCCACCACGAAAACTTTTGTAATCAATTACCTTATTTTCTTTTAGGAATTTCATAAATTTATCTAAAGTAGGCCTTGTGATATTTAAATCTTCCGATATTTCTTTTTTTGAAGTTATCAACGTACCAACCTCGCCATATCTACTATCGAAAGTGGCATTGAAGAGGCAGTACGTAAATAACTGCCATGCATAAGGATTTTTGAATACTTCATCTTCCTGTGCTTTTCTATACATTTTTACATAGCCTTTTGTATCTACCTCTTTTGCCATTTCATTGCTAACATCCTTTCTTTTATAAATTTCCAAATTGTGATAAAATATATCCAAGCTACTATACCTAACTCTTTAGTAGCCCAGGAGGTGATTGCCGTGTTAAAAGCGGCTTTATACTCCCCTATTCTTCTAAAATAGAATATGTACATTCATGTGCTAGCAGGTGATGCTTGTTTGTACTGGTGACAGCCAATCTATTACATAGACGACTAGTACGTTTTCAAGAAAAACGGCTATTTTATAAACTGTAGCTCAAAGGCATATTCTATTTTTTCTCATGATAGGGTTTCAAAGCAGATGCACACTGCTTAAAGTATGAGAATCGATAGGTGTTGGTTATCGAAGAAGTAAACAAATTGTGCAGTCATTAGTACCAACACTACTAATGACTTTTTAACTTCTAGAAAAATATTCTATCAACACTCACATTTGGAAATTTCTTTTTAAACTTCAATAGGAATTCATAGCTTGGGGTTTGATAACCACTCTCAACTTTGTAGTAATACGAAGGCGAAACTCCAATCTGAATTGCCATGTCTTTTTGCGATAACTTCTTGGAATTTCTAAATTCCTTTAACTTATCCATTTTGAAAACCTCTAAATTGCCATTGGATCAAAATCATCTACTGGAACTGGTTCAGCTTGTTTTTCTTCGCTGATTACATCTTGCATTGTTGGAGCTGTGTTTGCTTCAATTGCTTGATGTACTTGAGGAGTTTCTTCTGCAATAAAATTGCTTGTTGTATCTTCAACACCCATTTCTTCAGGAACATACATCCCTTGGAATTCTGATGTAAAAGCTTCTCTTAAACATTGAGCAACTGCTACTTTTCTAATCATTGTTGCTGGTTTACCACTCCATTGTGAATTTACTGTTCCGTCTTTCTTTCTACCAACATATTCATCAAGTGAAACTTCAACTCTTTCAGGCTCTCTATCTTTTCGATAGACTTCACACCATCCACCGACAAGTTCTTCCCTTGATGGAATGTAGAAAGTTCCAACACGATAATCGATTTTACCTTCTGCATCTAAAACAATGATTCCTGCTTTTTTACCTTGATACTCAGGATGCTTATCTGCTCTCTTTTGATAGACGTCTTTAGAAACAACCATTGTCGCTGGTGAGCTACCATATTTGATTAAATGTGCTTCTTTGATGAATGGATTCAATTTTTGAGCTGAACATAATGCAATGAACAATTTAACTTCTTGATCGCTCACATTACCTCCGCCAGCTACCAAATAGCTTTTTACGATATTCGAGCTTAATTTAATTTCTCCTGTGTCGGTTTTAATTGTTGTAATTTTGTTTTCCCTTGCTTGATTTGCTTGTTGTACCATACTTTGTAATGCCATAATTTATTTTCTCCTTTTGTTTAGTGTTATAATTTACCTCGAAAGTGAGGTGATTGTTAATGATTAGTAAAGACCAATATAATCTTTTGAAACAAGCTACAAAGTCCAAAGAATTATGTGTTGATGATTTAAACGAGACTGAATTAGAACAAGCTAAGTTTCTTTATAAGAATAAATTTCTAGTTGTCAGTGAACGAAAAACATCATCTAGCAATGGAATAACAGGAATATATATTTACAAATACAAAGTGTCTCAATCAGGAGAGGCTGAAATGTATCTCTTTAAATCTTCTTTCTATAAATGGTGGGTTCCTGTTGTTATTTCTATTGGAGCTTTTGTTGTCTCGATAATTGCTTTATTTAGATAGCTTTACATAAAGTACAATTAATGAAAAGATTAAAGAAAATATTGATATAATCATCGGAAAATTTGGAAACACAAACATGAAATCTATCATTGCATTTTCAATTTTCTCTAACATTTCTTCTATTAGCTTTTTCATTTACGCTACCTTTTTTAAATCAATTACAAAATCAATTGAAGCTAGATCATCTGCCAATGATTTGGCTTCTTTTAATAATTCTATTAATTTTTCAGCTTTCTTTGTTTCTTCATTAATGTTTTTTATTTCAACATTCAATGTGATTTTTTGATTGTTGGATGTTTTAC